CTCAATACGTTAGAAGAAGTTATACAACAAGATTTTATTTTTGTCTGTCTTCCAACTCCAATGAGGATGGATGGTAGTTGTGACTTGTCTATTCTAGATAAGTTCTTTGAAGATTTACCAGACCATTTGACAGGAACCTTTGTTATTAAATCTACGGTTCCTATAGGGACAACAAAGAAGTATACTGAAAGACATAATGTTATTCATAATCCAGAGTTCCTTACTGCAAGGAATGCTGTAAATGATTATGCTAATGCTGAGAGAAATATTGTTGGTGGAGATTCATATCTCTGTGGAGAGTTTGTTGAATTCTTTGCAAAACATTTCCCCAATATTCCAAGTATAATTGTTGAGTCAAATGAGAGTGAAGCAATCAAATACTTTTCTAACACCTTCCTTGCTTATAAGGTAGCATACTTCAATAAGGTATATGATGTATGCGAGAAGTTAGGTATGGATTATAAGAATGTTCGTCAAGGTATAACCACGGATAGAAGGATAGGTATATCACATACTATGGTTCCTGGTATTGATAGGGACAGAGGATTTGGAGGTACGTGTTTCCCTAAAGATCTGAGATCATTGATTCTTCAGTTGGAAGAGCATAAAGTCAATGCTGACCTACTTAGAGAGGTGTGGAAGTATAATGAGGATATCCGAACCATAATTGATTGGACGGTTACTTGACACTTCATATAAGGTCGTGTTATACTAAATAGCATCATAACAAAGGACTCGAAAGATCGTACCCCTGCGTAATGTAAAGTACCCCATGTCGGGGGTGCTATCATCCGCAAGGGATTTTTTCTTGCGAGATACTTAAAAAAACATGTCAATCAAATCAACAATCGCTGCAGTAGCAGCATCTCCATTCCTTTTCGCTGGTGCAGCTTTTGCTGGTCCATATGTGAATGTCGAGAGCAACCTTTCTTACCCTGATGGATCTTATTCTGGTGCTACAACCGATATCCACGTAGGTTACGAAGGAGTTAATGCAACAGGAAAATTAGGTTACTACGTTCAAGGTGGTCCAGCTATTACTCATAGCGAAGCTGCTGATGATACTGATACAGACTTCTCTGGTAAAGTAGGTGCTTCTTATGCTATCGCTGAAGCTACATCTATATACGGTGAGTTTTCAGGCATCACTGATGAGGACAGCAATGGCGACTCACTAGTTAACTGGGGAGCAAAAGCTGGAGTTAAGTTCACATTCTAATAAGAAAGTGATATAATTATAGGGGAACCTTCGGGTTCCCTTTTTTATTGTGAAAGTATATGAAATTTGAGGATTACTACAAAGAATTTTGTGAAGTCTTAGGACATCCATTATGGCATATGCCAATGATGATCATAGGTGTATTTTTGATGATAGAAGTAATGCATATTCGTGAACATTACAATATGGAAAATGGTGATGCCCATGGATACTGTGGTCAAAAAGAGTGGGTCAAAAAACTACAAGATGATTATTGAAATGTAATAAATAGAAACACTTCTTTACAATTGTATGTCAGATATTCCTCACATTATGGTTATGGTTATGATGATTATTTTTCTTACAACTGTACCTGCTGCTATACTGATATCCTTGTATATCAAGTTCTTTACTCCGATTGATAAGTATAAGTAATCTTTCTTATAAGGTTTACAAATCTAAACAAATCTTTACAAAACTTTAGAATTGCTATATAATAATGTAACAAAAATTCACAGTCAATCAATGACCGTAACAACTGAATCTGGGGGTAGACAGAATATGTTTGCTTCTGAAGTTCGTCCTTACATAGACGAGTCTGTATCTTATGAAGGGTATCCTGAAAATGCAGAAAAAATCAATGGTCGTTGGGCGATGATTGGATTCCTAGCACTATTAGGTGCTTACGTAACAACAGGACAAATCATTCCTGGTATCTTCTAATGGATTTTTCACATCCCTATTGGAGATATGCTGAAAAGGTCAATGGTCGCCTAGCGATGCTTGGTCTAATAATCGGCACAATCAATTATGGTCTATTCGGATGGATAGCACCAGGCTTATTCTAAAAAATTACAAGGTACAAACAAATGACACCAGAAGCAGAAAAGTTTAATGGATGGATGGCAATGATTGGATTCGTTGCAGCAGTTGGATCATACGCTACAACAGGACAAATCATTCCAGGTATATTCTAATGAAAAACGAAAACATCTTTCTAAAAGCACAAGGTCGTGCTGCAATGCTAGGGATATGGATCTTCGGACTATCCTATGCAGTTACAGGTCAAATTATTCCAGGCATATACTAATGAAAAATGAAAAAACTACAGACAAAGTTGACTTCTCCATCGCTGAAAAGTGGAATGGTATTGCTGCTATCGTTGGCTGCGTTGCTGCCTTCGCTAGTTACAGCTTCACTGGGCAACTCATACCTGGTATAGTATGAGCGACCTTGTAGCAGGTAGTAGTAATGTCTCAGCATTTACAGCAATATTGTGGTGCTTCTATCCAATAGGAGCACTTGTATTTCTTGAATTATTTTTACGTGCTATCAATGGTGATGACGATGATGATGACAAAGATGGGGGCGTAATGACCCCAGTCTATCAAGGAGTTTGACAAACCTATATAATACTAATAAGTATTTCTACTCAGTCATGCCTCAAGCAATTTTTATTTTAATAGTAGCAGTATACACATACACTAATGTTGGATCTATCGTTCTTCAATAGCATATTGATACAAGTTCCACCAGAACATATGGGTCTGGTGGAATTTTTTGGTACAATGACAATAGGTATTACAGCAGGGATGGTAGGACTAATCTGATTCTGTTGCAAGATATAGGATAGTGTGGTATCATGATGATAAGGCAACTTTATCATGAAATTACGTCCACCTATGGAACTATCTGAAAAGACGTTGAAGATTCTTCAAAACTTCACGACTATCAATCAGTCTTTGGCATTCAAAGAAGGAAGAAAACTAAGAACTATATCTGTCATGAAGAATGTATTGGCAGAAGCAGAGATAGAAGAATATATCCCAAAGGATTTTGCAATCTATGATCTACCACAGTTTCTCAATACACTAGCGTTGTATAGAGATCCAGATATTGATGTGTCTACTAATCCTAATTTTGCTCACATCAAAGCAGGTACATCACAAAGATCAAAATATTTTTTCTCAGACCCTAGTGTAATTGTTGCACCACCTGAGAAAGAGATGGTTCTTCCTAGCGAAGATGTAACTTTCAATCTAGGTGAAGAGCAACTTGCTAAAGCATTGAAGTCATCATCTATATTACAACTACCAGACTTGTCTGTTGTTGGTGGTGAGGGTGCAATAAAGGTTGTTGTAAGTGATCGTAAGAATGATACATCAAACGAGTTTGCACTTGTTGTAGGACAAACAGATAAGGAATTTTCATTCAACTTCAAGATTGAGAATATAAAACTAATACCAGGTTCTTATTCTGTTGCAATCTCTTCCAAAAATCTTGCAAGGTTCTATAATACAAATTATAAACTAACTTACTTTATAGCTTTAGAACCTGATTCTGTTTACTCATGATTAATCATTACGGACTTGAAATTACATTTTGGGTAGTGTTTTCACTATCCATATTTTATCTCTATGAAGAAAGTCAAAAAAATAAATCTAGATGATACGTAAAAGAACTTTACTTGCACCAACAACAATTTATGAAATTGATCTCGATATTGATAATGATCAACTCATAAAAGATATACAAACCCATAGAAATACTTTTCCAGAGGGCGAAGTATCAAATGTAAAAGCATGGAGAAGTTCCTATAAAACACATCAACAAACAAAAATATTTAACAAATATATTGATAAAATTTTAGGTGGTGTAGAAGAAGCAAGAAAAGTTGATCCTTTGTCTTTCAGTAAATTTCAAGTATGCACATATGACGTTGTGGATTTTTGGGCACTGATGTATGGAGAGGGTGATTATACTATAGATCATACTCATTGGCCATGCACTTGGGCATCTTGTTATTATGCATATGCTGATGAAGATTCTTCTCCCATTCAATATAAATCATTGCGAATCAAACCTAGATCTGGTATGCTACTACTATGGCCAGGTTCTTTATTTCATTCTGTCCCACATACAAAAGGAAAAAGAATCGCTGTGTCTGCAAACCTGATGGTACGAGATTTTGGCAAGTGATTTTATATGGGTTGAAAAATACAGACCCAAGACAATTGATGATTGTATTCTACCAGAGAGTATAAAGAAAACCTTTAGGGAATTCTTATCTCAAGGTGAGATACCTAACTTACTACTGTCTGGTCCTCCTGGTATTGGAAAGACCACAGTTGCTAAATGTTTATGTGAAGAATTAGGAGCAGACTATTATGTCATCAATGGATCAGACGAAGGACGATTCCTCGATACAGTCAGGAACCAAGCAAAGAATTTCGCATCTACAGTCTCTCTCACTTCTGAGGGAGGTCATAAAGTCATCATCATCGACGAAGCAGACAATACCACTTCCGACGTACAACTCCTTCTTAGAGCGAATATTGAGACCTTCTACAAAAACTGCAGATTTATCTTTACCTGCAATTACAAAAACAAAATCATAGAACCTCTACACTCTAGATGTTCTGTAATAGATTTTACTATCACAAAAAATGCCAAACCTCAGATCGCAGCATCTTTTTTCAAAAGGATTAACAACATCCTCGAACAAGAAGGTGTCAAAGCAGACAACAGAGTTATCGCTGAACTCATCAATAGACACTTCCCCGACTGGAGAAGAGTACTCAATGAACTCCAACGACATTCTGCATCTGGTTCTATAGATGTTTCTATACTTGCAGATTTTTCTTCAGTAAAAGTACAAGAACTTATTAAGTTTCTAAAACATAAAGAGTTTCAAAATGTTAGGAAATGGATAGTTCAGAACCTAGATAACGATCCTAGTGCTATACTAAGGAGTGTATATGACTCTATGTACGAGTCACTTAAACCTAAGTCAATTCCAGAAGCAGTTCTTATTATTGCGAAATACCAATACCAATCTGCTTTTGTTGCTGACCACGAGATAAATCTATTAGCAGCACTAACTGAAATTATGTGCTCATGCGAATTTAAATGAACTATTTTCTATCTTGTCCACCTGTTTATACATTACCAGGAACATGGACTAAATGTAATGCGATAATTCCACATGCTAACTTGAGTGGAGGAGCAGCGTTTGCATTCTTTATGGCTTTATGTATCTTAGCACTTGTAATTTATGGGATATATAATACCTTTGGTCCTGGTAAAAAGGAACTCAAAGATCAAATTGACGAACATGCTAAAATGCATGAACTAGGAATTGCTCACGGTCATAATAATAGGACAAAACATCATGAAGATTGATACACAAGGAATGAGTCTTCCACTTGATCCTAATTACAAAGAGAAGACATCAGTAGAAGAACAACGTGCTAAGATCCCTCCTTATGAACCGAAAAAGTTACCTCTCATTACTGATATGTTGAAGAAGGAATTGAAAGACCTTATCAATGAGGTACTAGATGAGAGAGAGTATGAAAGAAAACTAAACGGTCCTTATGATGTGATGGAGGAACTTAGTGATATAAACATTTCCCCTGCAGACATAGATGATGCTTATGCTCATCATTTTAATGTAGGTATAGATACATCAGGTATGGTTACCTTAGATGATTTAGAATTATGAAATGTTTAGTTACAGGGGGAGCAGGTTTTATAGGTTCCCATATAGTAGGTAAACTACTACAAAATAATAATCATGTTGTTGTGATAGACAATGAGTCTTCAGAAGCAAATGATGCATTTAATTGGTATGAAGATCATGCTGAAAACCATGTTGTTGATATACGTGATTTTGATGCTTGTCTCCCTTTGTTTGAGGGAGTTGATTGCGTATTCCACCTAGCAGCACATAGCAGAATTCAACTTGCTATGCAAAGACCAAAAGATTGTATAGAAACAAACTATTTTGGCACATATAATATGCTAGAGTGTGCAAGACAAGCAGGTGTAAGGAGATTTGTAAACTCATCTACTTCATCCTCCTATGGTTTATTGAATGAACCACCACTACAGGAGGACATGAAGACTGATTGTCTCAACCCATACTCTGCAAGTAAAGTAGGAGCAGAAACCTTATGCGAGATGTACTACAGATTGCATGGACTGAGGACTATAACCTTGAGGTACTTCAATGTTTACGGTCCTCGTCAACCTCTAAAAGGGATTTATGCACCAGTCATAGGACTCTTCGAGGAGCAGAAAAAACGTGGAGAACCCCTTACGATAGTAGGAGATGGTGAACAACGTAGAGATTTTACACATGTATATGATGTGGTTGACGCTAACATCTGTGCAATGATGACAAATTTTTCTGGTGTCACAGTGAATATAGGATCAGGTAAGAATTATTCAGTCAATGAGATTGCTGCATTTATATCTGATGATACTATAACAATTCCTGAGAGACCAGGTGAAGCAAGAGAAACTCTTGCAGATATCTCTAGAGCACAAAAGTTGCTCAGTTGGACACCAAAATGTACTTTGGAGGATTATTTTGATCCCAACACCTTTATTTGAACTTCTCGTACTGATCATTATGGTCGTATGGTTGAACATTTTATTATCACAACTTGGTTATTATGATAACTCAGAAAAGTCTAAAAACTCCCCTAAGATATCCAGGCGGAAAAAGCAGGGCAGTAACAAAGATTAGTCAATTCTTTCCTGATTTGATTGGTTTTGATGAATATAGGGAACCATTTCTAGGAGGTGGTTCTGTTGCATTGTGGGTAACTAAGCAATTCCCTCATTTAGATATATGGGTCAATGATTTATACGAACCATTGTATAATTTTTGGTCTATGTTGCAGACAAATGGTGATGAGATGACAGATAGTTTGAAAAATTATAAAACTACACATCCAAATCCAGACACAGCAAGAGAATTATTTGAAGAATGTAAGGCTAAAGTTGGAGATAGGAGTACAGATAATTTGAATAGGGCAATTGCCTTCTATGTTATCAATAAATGTAGTTTTTCTGGACTATCAGAGGCATCATCCTTCTCAAAACAAGCAAGTGATTCTAATTTTTCGATGAGAGGTATAGAAAGATTGCCAGAATACTCAGAAATTATAAAAGATTGGAAAATAACTAACGTATCGTATGAGTTTTTGTTTGATGGAGAGGGTAAATTCATCTATCTTGACCCACCATATGAGATAGGATCTAATTTATATGGTAAAAAAGGAGGCATGCAGAAGTATTTTCATCATACAAACTTCTCAAAAGCATGTTGTGAAGCAAAACATCACATGTGTGTTAGTTATAATTCCTCAAATCTAAACAAACGTAGATTTCACGACTGGAAGGCAGTAGAATATGATCATACATATACAATGAGGTCTACCGCAGACTATACTTCGGCACAAAAAAACCGAAAAGAACTTGTACTAACTAATTTCTAATGCGAAAAACTATTATCAATGCTCTCATTGCCCATGCACAGGGTGATATTCAAAAACATCTAGCGAATATTGAGGTTTATCTTACAAACCCTGCAGGGATAGGTGAGCATAGTGACATCATGGAAGCAATTCAATGTGAATTAGATATTGTGGCAAAGTATGAAGATCAAATTAATGTTATCAAAAAGTATCTGAAAAAAGATGCAACGAGTGAATGATCTTTATGATGATATGGAGAGACTAAACTCGCTATATCAAGAATTATGTTGGGATAATGATGTTCATCTTGATATGATTCCTGACTATAAAAACAACTGTATTATTATCAAACCTCGTGACGAAACAAACAATTGATTCTTGGATTGAAGACCTTCTAAGTATACCAAATCCCGCATTTGCCAACTTACCACCATGCCCTTATGCAAAAGCAGCATGGGTGGAAGGTAAAGTTATTGTAAAGAAATTTGTAAGTTTCAATCAACTGAAAGAAGATATAAAATTGATAAAGGATCGTGTAATGATATTTTATTTCAAGGAAAATTCTTTACCATCATGTAAAGACCTTGAAATTTTAGCAAAAGATTATAATCTACAGTTTCCAGACCTTATTTTTTATGACGAACATCCTGATACTATAGAAGAAGTGGCAGGTATAAAACTCAATAGTGGTATATGTGCATTGATTGTACAGGATAGAAAAGATTTAGAAGAAAAGAGAGCAGAACTTCAGAAAACAGGGTACTATGATAACTGGAACCCCGAAATGAAGGATAGGATTTTTGCAAAATAATTACAAGTATCATGCACCATGGGATACGCTCAAGACTGTGGTTCTTGGTACATTTTATGATGTAGATTTTTTTTCAACTATCAAGAATGATGTTATAAGAAGTGGACTTAGTAGAATAGCAGAGGAAACAAACGAAGATTTGGATAATTTTCAAAGTGTTCTCAAAGATTTTGGATGTGATGTCATAAGACCCAAGTTGAATCCTGATGATAGAATAGACAGATACATTGATGATGGTAAAGTAAACTTTATAAATCCTTTTCATAGGATAAGAACTGTACCTAGACCTCCTATGCAGGTAAGAGATTGTTCTTTAGTTGTAGACGATAAATTATACATCACACATGGTGATCACTCGGCAATTTTTGAGTGTCTTGATGAATATAATAAAGATGATCAAGTTATACTTGATTTTGACTTAGAAAGTTTGAGTGAAGAGGAAAAAGAAAAGTTACATGAGACATATTACAAAGTAAGAAAAACAAACTCATGGCCTGATGACATAGAAAATACAGATATATCTCAATTAGATGATATAACACAAATGGAAATAGAATATTTCAAAAAATATTCTAGAGAATCTATGGTTCATCTATTGAAAGCACCATGCATGACATTGATCGGTAAGGATATGGTTGTTGAAAGTGCTTTATTTGATTTGAATCGTTTACCATTTGATCTAAGATATAATGTTGTCAACGAAGGTGGACATAGTGATGGATGTTTTGCTCCTGTTGTACCAGGTGCAATCATGACTGTCAGATCTCCCTTGTTATACTCCAAAACTTTTCCTAATTGGGATGTACTACATCTTCCTGGTCATGCAAAGACAAGTAAGTTTACAAGTGATATACACAAGTGGAAGAAAAAGATAGGTGGAAGATGGTATGTTGACGGTGATATCAATGAGGAGTTTGTAGATTTTACAAACACGTATCTATCTGAACTTACAGGATTTACTATAGAAACAATCTTCGATGTTAATGCTTTGATGTTGGATAGACATCATATATGCGTTTCAAGCCTCATACCAGAGGCAGAGAAATTTTTCAAGAAACATAATGTGGAACCAATCGTAGTTCCTTTTAGGCACAGGCATTTTCATGACGGAGGATTACATTGTGTGACACTTGATTTGTATCGTGAAGGTGACAAGGTTGACTATTTTCCTGAGAAAGATGATACAATGATGATAGATGGTAGTTCGAGGTTTGCTAAGTTGATTGGTAAAGACAGGTCTGGTCAGAGAGGATTCACATGGAATTGAAAGACTGGTTGAACAGTATCAACTACAGTAAGAAGAACCTTATTGATGAAGATCCTGATGTAGAAAAGAAATATCCAGCGTATATTATCAACAGATGCATGTCTGGTCATCTTGATGCCATCATGTATGCAAATGAAATGAATTTATATCATAACCTGAGTTCCAAGTTACAATATGACTTTTTACTAAATATTTTACGATCCAAGAAGAGGTTCTCTCCTTGGGTGAAGAAAGAAGAATTGAAAAATCTTGATTATGTGAAGCGTTACTATGGATATAGTGACGAAAAAGCGAAACAAGTTCTTCCACTCCTTTCTAAAGAACAACTCACTTTTATACAAGAGAAACTTGAGCGAGGAGGATTGAAATGACCGTGGTTATGGAATCAGAATACAGTTGGACACCAGATAAAATGGTTGAGGTGGTCCTATCAGAACCAGATGATTTTCTCAAGGTACGAGAAACTCTCACAAGAATTGGTGTAGCGTCAAGAAAAGAAAAGAAACTCTATCAATCTTGCCACATACTGCATAAGCAGGGTAAGTATTATATTGTACACTTCAAAGAATTGTTTGCCCTTGATGGTAAGAGAGCAAACCTTAGTGTCAATGATGTGCAGAGAAGAAATAGGATAGTTCAATTATTATCAGACTGGGGATTGGTAGGTGTATTGAAATCTGATTCTATAACTGATATTGCTCCACTAAATCAAATAAAAGTTATATCATATAAAGATAAAGGTGACTGGATATTAGAAACAAAGTATAATATTGGTAAGAAGAAAACACCTGAAAATGCCAATTAATACTTTCTTACTCATACTCCTCGTCATAGCAGCATACAGTAATCTTTACCTCACTTATCGTAAGAACCGAATCAGACCTCGTAAGTAATCTTGTATAATTAGTAGTGTACGCCTATTAGGGTACATTCAAAATAGACGCTCAAAGAGGTCACTATGTTCAACGAAGCTAACGCTATTACTTTTACCGTGCCTGAAACTCAGGACTACTTGGCAAGAGTAAGAAAAAATATGATCGGGTTTGATGACTGGTTCACCGAATTCAATCAGCATTTTGCAAGTACAAATAACTATCCACCTTACAATACAGTAAAGGTTTCTACTAATGAGTATAGAGTTGAGGTAGCACTTGCAGGATTTAAAAAGGAAGATTTAAAAGTCTACACACAGGAAGGAAGACTTGTCGTTGAAGGCAAGAAAGGTGATGGTGTAGAACAAGATTATGTTCATAAGGGATTGGCACAACGTGCATTCACACGTCAGTGGTCACTACCTGAAGAACTTGAAGTCAGGAATGTAAAGTT